CATTTAATGCCCAATATGAAATCGAACTGTATAATCATTTGATTTTCCCAAATTCATTGAAACTAGTCGGTGATAAGAAACGTCTCGTTTCACCGTGAGTTGTGACTAAAACTCAGAAACCTTTTACAGGAAAGTTTTAATGATGAGTGGAGGTATAGTTTAGTAATATTGGCGTAAGCTCTGGTTGATGATTCCTCGGTGCAACCGATGACTCAACTAATGCACTCTTGATTTAAATGTTGCGACAACTCGGATTGTTGATAAGGTCACTGGTCAAGTCAAGGCAATCGAGTTGAGGAAAGGAGACTGATCCTTCAAGGGGATTTCTCAGCAGTTGGGATGCTGCCTAAGAACCCATCCGGGAGCGCGTCGGATGCCAAAAACCGCCTATTCATGTAAAGTTTTAATTATGGCCGACCCTATTATACAGAGTCAAGCTAGCGTTTCTCCAACGCTGGCCCCAAAGCCACAAAGAGACCGATTTAAATCAATAAAGAAATTTTTCCGCAAGGCCCGTGCGGATTGTGAGTACGTATATCAAAAGGTAGATGAGGAATCACAAGGTAGAATTACTCAAGCTGTCGATGATCTAAAGAACAAGACAGTGGAAACAGTCAATGATATTAAGAATAGAGAACACAATAGACGTTTCTACAAGATCAGAACACGCATGACAGTTCAAAGAAAGCATGAGTTAATCAACCAAATGATTGGCGAGGACATTCCAAAATATAACAGATTTGAAATGTTAGCCAATGAAGGAGATTGTGATGAAAGTGATGGACTTCCATTAGTTTATGACCAGGACTATGGATACATCGAAATGCCAGCAAAGAAGATGTACGGGAAAGAAAAATATTGTAGGGCAGCAACAGCAGGAAATTATAGTACCATCTATTATAGACGTGTTGTCGAGTTAAAGGATAACATCGAAGCTCAATTAGACAATGAGGATGACAATGAACCACCTGAATCTGCGGTAGTTCAAATGTGTATGAATGAGGTTTATGACAGTTTAAAACAATACTTACGTATTAAATTTATGTATGAACCTCGCACAGTTGAATTATTTATTAAGATGAGGAGTGAATCAAGAACTTATCTTCAACGTCGATTCGACTTGGAATGTGATACTAAGCAGGAATATGACGTCATTAGGAATGCTGTTAGAGCCGCTTTCACACCAGGTGCGGCAGAGGGACAAATGAGAATGTTGTTGAGTAAGGACAACGTAATCAACAACATATCAAAACACAACAAGACCATTGGCGGAGCCAAGGTCCGCAATGAAAACTTCCTCCATAGAAATCATGGAGAGGGCATCATCTTCGAGGATGGTGAAGTTCGTCCCGTAGGCGAGATAATAACTGGCGCCTACAAAAAGGTACAAGAATACCGTGCGTAAAGATGCTTACATACCCTAGGTTCACACTGCACTGAAAGAGTAGTGCCAAAGACCTGTATTAAACAGAGAGAAGTGATAAATATTCACAACCCAGCTAGTCTTATCAATAAGACTTACTTGAAATCTAGGTTTATCGATGTAGGCATACATAAAATCAGGAACTTCTATAAGATCTTGGATTTTCCAATACGCACAGCTGGGCAATTTTATTTCAATCAGTGTGTATGTAACGAGTATTCAGGCGTAGTGGATAGACATGTTCTACCTGACATGCCGGAAATAACTTTGAATAACGGCACTTATCATTATGGAACGGAGGTATTAGAACCTCTTATGATGAGTTTAGCGGAAGCAAATGTAATTAAGGATTATAAACCTTTTAGTATCAATCAAGTTTTGAAGCAAACTTCAAAGAGAATGATGGGCAGATATATTGGTGCTCATCGTAAATTGGTAGAAGGAAATTATAGAGACTTATTTGCGGTTAAAACTTTCGTTAAGTTTGAAAAGATTAGTAATGATAAGTTAGAAGTAAAGGGGAAACCACCAGTTCCTCGTTTGATACAACATAGATCGTATGAGTATATATATCTTCTGAAAAAGCATCTATTACCTATTTATAATGGGTTGAAAAAGAATGAAACAGAATGGATGGGTCAGAAATTAAATACTCATTTTATTTATGGTTGTAATAACGAGGAAGTGGCTTCTTTATTAGCAGATCATTGGAATAGCTTTAAACGTCCTGTGGCTATTTGTCTCGATCATTCAAAGTTTGATGGACATTATAATACACCATTGTTAAAATTAGAACATAAAGCACTTCTTAAGATGTCTAGAGGAAATAGGAATCTAAGATCATTGTTATCTAAACAAGTAAAAAACAAGTGTCGGACAAAC